ACTGCTCTTGGCAATCCTTCTGAATATGCATCAGAATTTTCTCTTGCTTCGGCTAAATCTTTTAGCCTAACTAATTGGTCATTAAATCTTTTTTCATATTGTTGCATAATATCAGGCTCACCTTTCATATAAGTATACGCTTCTACTAACGATCCGTAAAGTAAAGCAAAAGGTGCATTTGTACTTAACCATGTTGTCCCACTATCTGCTCCTGCTGTTAAACTTGCAGGCCTGTAATAGTAGTGAAGCTCTATAGCATAATTGCTATTTGGTGTTGGTGCTACAATAAAATTGTTTATATCAAAAACAGCATAGTATCTTGGCAATCCTGTAGATGCAGAGCCATCAAATGCCTCCTGTAAAAAGTTTACATCTTTTTGTAAAAGAAAACTTTCTGAACCAGCTGTTGTTATTTGTAAAGAAAATGATGACAAATAGTCACTTGGTATTGTTACAAATTTATCAGAAGATGTCATTGAAGAGGTTACATTCTTTCTAAAAAACTCTAAATCTACAGATTTAAATATTCTTTCTTCTGATGCTTTTATAAAATCAGATAAATGATTAACAAAAGTAGTTTCTGAATTATCAGTGTAATCCTGTATAGCTGTTTTTAATTGTGTAAATGTAAAACTCAATTAAGCCTCCAATGTAACAGGGCCAACTGTAGCAAACTGACCACCACCAGATTGATTTCCTGCTGTAGCTGTTGCTGACACTGTTATAGTGTAAGTATTATTATCTACTTTAGTTATAGCATAACCACTTGCACTTTGGAATACTGTAGCAGATATTCCGTCAAAACCAGCAACATTTCTTAATCTCACTGTATCTGATGTTGATCTTCCATGATTTGTTTCTTTTATTGTTACAACTGTGGTAACTCCACCAGATGATCCCGTTGTTAAAGAATCTTTATTTAAGATTACCTCTGTAGCAGGCTCAACTCTATCAGGTCTAGCATCTTGTATAGATTGTGGATCATCAAACTTCATTCTTCCTACAAAATTTTGAGGATGATCAGGGTCAACAACATCCACCCCAACCCTCAAGCCTGTCTTTGATCCATTTCTAAATTCAAATACCAAGTCTTTAGTTGCATATCTAAATCCAGTTTTATCACATATACCATAAGAATATTTACCTGATGAATATGCCATTATTTCTCTTTCTTTGTTTTATAAAAATATTCATTACTATCGCCAAATCTTTCTAGTTTCCCTTCGTTTTCTACTTGATAATACTCTGTGCTTACAAGAAAATCAGGAGTCATTGGTTTTTCTGGTGTTAAACTATTATCATAAACTCTCATTCTATTGTTTGGATATAAGCAATATTGACCATTCTCTAATTCTAATAAGTTATGTGACTTATGTTCTTGCGGAGTTTCGCTTGTACTAAAGTCTACTGTATCTATATCGCCATGATAATTATCTAAAGTTGCTATATAACTTCCTTTTATTTTACCAGCATCTCTTGTGTAAGCTTCGTATGTCATAGAGCCAATAAATTGTTTTTGTATACATGTAACATTGTAATCCATACAATTCCAAAACTGAAGGTTATATAAATCAAGGTCTGGATCAGGTGTCTCTGGTGATGAGCAGAATGCACTGATAGGGAGTTTATCAAATAGCGCACCATACTCTGGCAGATATGTCTCAAAGTAAAAAGCTCTACCCGGCAACGACTTGCAAGACACCCAAATACCTTTAACAAACTTTCCATGACCATCTTTTCCATCTCTTAAATATTCTTTTCTTACCCATACTTCTACAGCAGGAAGATTACATATAAGTTTTGACATTATCTCATTCTAAAATTTAATCCTCTAGCGGCCATACCTCCGCCTCTCATTTTCATAACCTTTCCTCCACCTTTCATAAAGCCCATTTTGTTACGAACCTCTGTTGGAAGCTTACTAAGACCCTTGCCTTTGTTTCCTTCTGGGATTGCCTTTAATCCGCCGCCACCTTTCAGTGTCTGGGGTTTAGACTTTCCCATCATTTTATTAAGCATCTTCTTTTGCCCGGGCATTATCATAGGCGCAGCTGATGAAGTTTTCTTTTTTTTCTTTTTACTCTTAGTAGGCATTATTTTAATTGGCATTATTATTTCTCCTATAAGTTAACTTTAACTTTTCTTTTTACTAAAAAAACGACCAAATAAACCTTTTCTTGTTGCTTTTGATTTTGTAGGCATCTTCTTTTGATTTTTTTGAGCTGGTGTTATTTTCTTTTTCTTAGCGGTGCGATTTCTATTTTTTTTCATAGACATAGCTCTCATCTCACTTGAAGATAAGCCTGCATAAGGGGTTATTTTTCTAGCGCTTGACAAGCCGGGCTTTGGAACCCCTATGTCTAAAGTTTTTCCCGCTCTAATTTTATTTGGATCTTTAATATTGTTATTTTTTTGCAAAGTCCTTATCGTTGTATTATATTTCTTTGCTATTTGAGAGAGGGTGTCTCCCGGTTTTATTTTATATGTTGCCATTATTAACTCCCGTAAAATGTATTGTATGGAACAAATCTAGCAGATGCACTTTCCGTGTCCTCACCTGCCGCTAATTCAAACTGAAACTCATACTCCTGTTTCAGTGCTGTTACCCTTCCGGCTAACTCTGGGTCTTTCATGGCTATGTAATAAGCCAATCCTGAAACTAAACAAGGAACAAATCTTGGAGGAATAAAAGATGTTGTTGTGCCTTCTATTCCTGAAGATATTCCATCTATTCCCACAACCCTGAAATAAGACAGAGTATATGTATCTTGACTATCTGGCACAGGATATAACGTTGCTGTAACAGATCCAGACAATCTCTGTATAAATATTTGAGTTGGTTTTCCTTGTGTATTCTTTGAAGATATCTGCGCAAATGTAGATACACTTATTCTTGCCATATTTGTATCTACTTGGCTTGTTCCAGTGCCTGTTCTAATTGTATGCTCTAAAAGATCTACTGTATCTGTAGGCAAGGTATATGTTGCCGTACCTGCTGTTAGAGATAAAGTTCCAGATTCTATTGTCCAAAGGTTCAATCCTCTGTTTTGCCACTCCATAGTTAAGATATTAAAACTTCTTCTAATGTTTCTAAGATCATTACCAGTACGCATGGTGGTACCAGCTCTTGAATAAGCCTCTTCAAACAAATCAGGTAAATCAGGTACTACTACTGCCATGTTCCAGTTTCTCCATTAACTTACGAGTATTTTCTAAATCTTGCCGTTTTTTTAGCAATCTTTTTGGGTTGTTTAGCCACTTGTTTTCCTTTTCTAGTTGCTTTTCGCTTTTTAGCCGTAGTGGCGGCGTATTCAGAGGGCGAAAGAGCCTTAATTGCCGCGGAAGGTAGATAACGCTCACCTGTAGCTTTTGGCCCTTGTGTACTAGGTTTACCACTTTTGGTTCGCCACTTTTGTTTACCCCAAGCCTTTAAACTCCTTTGTGATTTCTTTAATGCCATTACTAACTATACCAACAAATAACTTGTAACACTAGTCATCTTTTTCTTTGCCTCCGTAAAGATTCTTTAGCCCTTTTAGCAATAGCTGCCTGTTCTTTTTTACCAGAGACCTTAGCTCTTTGCTCCATAACAGTAAGGATTTGAATTTTTCTTGCAAAAGGTTTGTTAACATTCTTAACCTTTCTAGCTGTTGCACGAGCATCAGCAACAGTTGCATACTTAATCCTAACAGTATCTTTTGGATTTTCGTCAGTATAGAGTCTTCTTCCAGAACCTTTAGGCTTTTTTCCTGTGCCAACCTTTGGGTCTTTTCTAGCCATTTATTTACCATTCCTGTTCATTATAGCACTGGCGCCCATATATGCAGCCACAATGCCACCCCCAGTGATATAAAAAAGATTACTAATATCGGAAAGTGCTTTAACTCTCTCGAGATCGACCAAGAACATTGCAACAGTAAAAGAAGCCATTGCAACCAAACTAGCTGTCGCCATACGTCTTTGTGCCCTTTGCTTTCGTAAATCATGTTCTAACCTCTTAATTTCAGCCATGTGCTCAAATTCCTCGTCACTGACCACACCGTCATTGTCAATATCATATTGACTATATTTAGATGACTTTTGCAATTTTTTCTGTTTCATCTTTTGCTCTCTTTATACATCCAAGCTAATAATATTATAAATCCTACAACAGTGCAAAACAATACAATCCAACCAATAACTTCCCATATCTTTCTAATCAGCTCTTGTCTCTCATAAATCTCTTCTTTTCGTTTCTTTCTTATCTCAGCCTCCATTCTAAGAATCTCATTCCAAGAATTGGCTCCGTAGTGAAAATTTATAAATGATTTAAGTTCTTGACGTTGTGCTTCAAGTTTCTTCTTAGCCGTAAAAGCTTCTATAGCACTAGCCTCTATCTCTCTACCCTTAAATAATTTTCTTAATGGTGAGGCATTCTTTGCGGACTTCTCAGTATTCTCAACATCTGAGACCGCACCCATCCAACGGCTTAAATCTTTTCCCATAGACTCAATTTCACGACCCGCGGCAAATCCTTTTTTGATTGCTGAAAATGCCGTATTAGCGGCTGTAATAGCTATGCCAATTGAGGCGGGATCTAACATTAACCTCTATAGCCTCCACCTGCTTTTTTATAAGCTTTAGCCATCATT